ATGACTGAAGAATTAAAAGATCAACCCTGGTATGTTCAAGCTGCTGCCAGTAAGTTGATCCCAGTTATTCAAAAAGCTGCAGATAGCAAACCAAAAGAGAAAGTTACGAAACTGGTACACGGCAAGTTCGGGTTTGACTAGCCTCAGAAACGCCAAAAGACGGCCCTCCAACGCCCAGTGACGCCCCAAACTCGCCTTTTATACCCTATCCTACCCCACCTCATCCTCTAGTCCTCATCTTTTCTTTAATGGATTTTGATTGTAAAGCATAGTTACCAAACAAGTTTTGGTCCGCATGCCTTACATTTTAGAATGGTTTTCATACCACAACAAGGACAGGTGTAAACTGATTCACCTTTGCACCACTTACAAATTCTTAATAATTCTTTGGCAGTCATAACAAATTGTTAAGTGTTCATTATATCTATTAGTGCGCAAGTGATCTACATTACGTAGGCAGATATTACAGCGTCGGTTCATTCTTTATTCACCAAAACCATTATTTCAGCCGCAACATCATCAAACATATGCCAGGGTTGGTTATCACCATCTAAATCAAAATGTACTTTTAGATGTCTTTTGATATCAGAGACCATTCCGCTAAGCTTCCATAAATCATCCTGGTCAATTATGACTGGATCCATATGTTACCATCCTCTTTGTTATCAATAGTCCAGATGCGGTCAAACCAATCATCACGGAAGTCTTTACTTTGCCAAAGTCCGTTGACGCCTTTACCATGATCATCCATAACAGTAACTCGTACAACATGGCAATTGGTACGCCAGGTAAGTTCCATTCCTTTCTTATCAAGAGAAGAATATTTAGGATTAGGGTGAGAAAGTAATAGAATAGAAATATCATACTTCTTTCCGTGTTCTGCAGTGTCTATGGACTTAGGTTCAGAAAGGAATTTGCATTCGCATTTCTCCCCCTTGTCGAGGCCCACCATCAACGATGGGGTGCCCAGGCTATACTTAACATCTTTATTCAAGCTCATCGAATATATAACGTAAAGTGGAGTATATTATAATTGTCCATACCTCCAAAAATGAGTAGCTGTTAGGATCATTATCCCATTAGCTTTAATAGTGCTACTCATATCTGAGTATATGCCCGTGGGACTCTATACCAGGAAAGGTGCTAATGGTCGCCGAATGTATTTTAGAGATGGAAAGCTCATCAGCAAGAAATCGTATGATACCTCTCGCAAACGTAGATCAACCAGGACTGGTATGCGGCGTAAGACCGCTCGAAGAGCTTACACGGGCAATCCAAGGAGAAAGAATATGGCACGAAGAAGAATGGCAATACCGCATCCATCCATTACGGGAATGGCTAGCGGCTTGGCAGTAGCAAACTACCTGAACCAGGGAACTCGAGTCGGAGCTGGACCAATAACAACGGGTGGAGTGATCAAGGATGCCTTAGATGGTAACTTGAACGTTGCATTTACAGAGTTATCCAAAAACGCAGTTAACCTGGCTACCTCAACCGGAGGCAAGGCAGTTCTATCCTCTGCAATCGTTTTAGCGACTGCAGGCGGAATAGCAAGGAAATGGTTCCCCAGTGTAAAACTAGGTGGAACAAAACTATACTTCAAAATATAAAGGAGATAAAAAATGGCAGGACTACAAACACGAACATATACTCTCGCAGGATCAGCGCTAACTGCAGGCACTTTTGCCTCTATTAGCCAGCTCCTCGGGAGTTCGCAAAGCACAACTAACCCAGAGGGAATGAATAAAGTTGTAAGAATCAGCATGTCATGCTCACCTGATCATACTAGCGCCACTGATGGTGTAAGTGTTTTCAAGTTTGCAGGAGATGGAGTTTCAGTACAGCAGATATTCGCAGGGCCTTCCTGGAGTAACCAGGCAGTAGGACCACTTGACGGAAACAGCGGCATGCCCGTTGTAGTTGAGAACTCTGCAGGTATTTTTGATATCATAGCTGGTAACCAGATAGACTTCTCGGTAAGTTGCACAACAGCGGAAACAGTAGACGTAGCAGTATCAATCACTTACGCAGCTTAGGATCAGCATGGCTATAATCGGCGGTGCAGGTAATCCAGTAGGCGGAAGTTTCACTGGTCCAGCCCAGGCTTTAGAAATAATAGGGGATCACGCTTATGCTTACAGTGGTGTTTTAGATATTGATAACAACGAAACCGATATGCTTTCTTTTACTACAGGGAATTATTATTTCGTTGGTACTCTGCAGTTTAATTATCTAGAACGCCAGGGCGAAGCATTTCAATACCAATTCTATCTAAATGGTGCAATTGTTCAAGGATTTGTAGATCATGGTGGCAGTACCGCAGATCCAACGCCACAAAACGCTGTTAATGTTATAATTTCACCTTATACCGTAGTTAGAGCTACAGCACAAAATATAGTTGATACAGCTTCACGGAACCAAGTATGCAATATGGCAGGTAGGATCTACAGAACCTCGGATTAATGTACGAAGATTATAATCTGGAGCAGCTCCTCATGCGTTTTCTCCTGGCTGCAGTAGCTATCCTGGAAGGAATACGGCAAGTTGGTTAATGGTACTTACAGAATACGGACAGTTCGGCGATGGCGGTGGCGGAGGTTGGAATCTTTTTGGAGAACCTGTCACTGGAAACGAGGAGCCTACTTTAGAAGAAGCAGATCTTGAAAATATAGTAGATCAAGTAAAACCTTTCTGGCCCCTGCTATTGATTCCCCTGGTTATACAGCTGTGGAATCGATTTAAGAAAAGGGAGGATGATGTACCCTGGGAAGCAATAGCCAGAGCAATTGCACCAATAGTTGCTCCAATTATATTATCTGCAGTATGGGTTATTCTAACTAAATTTGATAAGAGAGTTGATTGGCTAGCTAATATGATCGCAGTAGCTGAAATAATACCTACTGTTGATCTGAATGTTCCCCCTGGTATTGTTTTGGGTTCAATGTACGCCTCAGCTGAGGATGTGCAGAGAATTCTAACAGCTGTGGTAGCAGCTGGTGAAAAGTTAGCTGGATTAGATGTTGGTGATCTAATCCCAGAAATACCTCAAGAAAGTAAAGGCGAAGATATTCTCAGAGCTTTAGTTGGTGGAGAACCAGTAGGCAACCTTATACTGGATTTGGTCTTTGGTAAAGAATGACAGACGAAATATTCGCACTTGTTTGGGTCTTGAGCTTTGGGCTTTACTTGGTGATTTATACTTACTGGATTCCGCTAAGAACTCAGAAAAAGATTGAGTCCTGGTTAATATCTGAAGAATCAAACGAGACTTTGTTAGCTAGCCTGGGAGTGATCACAAACCAAATTCGTGAGCAAGCCCTGGTTGATTTCGAGGAGTTCATGATTCCTCAAGGCCGCAAAGCAGCGATAGACTTCTGGAATGGAGCAATGGGAAATGCTGCTAAGAAACTCGGCGATACGGAGGAAGGCTCTCAATTGTCTTTGTTGCATAGTATGACTGAAGAATTAAAAGATCAACCCTGGTATGTTCAAGCTGCTGCCAGTAAGTTGATCCCAGTTATTCAAAAAGCTGCAGATAGCAAACCAAAAGAGAAA